CCTCAATACGATCAATTTCTTTTTGAATCACTTCATCCAGAATTCGATTGTTGAAGCCGTCAACAGATGGTTGCTCTGTCACGAACTTGCGTTTTGGACCAGTCAATGGATAGCCAATGGATGTGTCCAATTTGATCGCATCCACGAACTTCTTTCCTGGTATTCCATTGAGATTCTCATGATCAGTCAATGGGGCTATTCCACCCCACATGTTATGTCTAAAAATAGGTAAAAGATCTTCCTTGTAATCAGACACAGATCTAACAAGCAAATCATATGGATATGGATGAGCTGGCACGGCCATATTGGCCAAGCATGATTGCCATCCAAACCAATCTGGGTTGAGTTTTGGTCCATGGTAGATATTTGGTACATCACAGACTTCGGCTACGACATCGCTTATAGGCGTTTTCTTTACCTCGGTCTTAGTGACAGTTCGACCCGGACAAGTGCCGAAATACTCAATCTGCGAGTTCTCTGGCAAGTAGTTGATAGGACTTTTGGAATGCAATTCTTTCTCGGACAACAATTGAACTCCCAACACTTCAGTTTTGAATTCACCTGCGGCACCAGAAAGAACGACTCCCTCACACTCGCGCAGCTGCGCAATGGCTCTGAAAAGATCTTGTTGCAATATACTTCCATAGCAACCAATTGGAGTGCCTTCGGTACCACCTAAGTGGATACCAAGAATGACACTGCCATTTGTTTCAGATACTAGAGTCGCACCGCACAAACCCCGAAAGGTATTCATGCTAAGATTTGCATACATGCCACCATCAAAATCAGTGACAGTGGTTACAATCTGTGGCTCCGTTCGTCCTTTAGCAGTAACGATCTCGCCATCTTTTTTCCGCCAATGTAAGCGAAATGGAGATGGCGGCATCGCACCAGTTGGAAAGAAGTTCAGAAGATTCTTGAACGATCCTCCAGAGGCAATGTAGCAAACCCTCAAATCTGATAAGGGTAGCTTCACAGAACTGCGAATGTTTAAAATGGCGACAAATTTGCCTCCAGATGCATCCGGATTCTTCTTGCGAAAAGTACATCGCAATTCATCACCAAAATGTGTGAAATAATGATCAGGAATGAGAATGATATTGGATGATAGCATCAATCCATTAACCATTCCATTACGCTCATCACCGTGAATAGTGCCATATACCAAAGCTTTGTGCACAACGTCGTCAAGCTGATTGGCTGACATGCGTTTTGATACACTTGTGATAGGCAAATCACGTTTCACAACACCTGTCCATGGATTGTCTTCTGCATCTCTCTTTTCAATATCTGCAGCTACCTTAGGTTCCAAAGATCCTTGGGTAGCTTGCTGATTATCTCTGTAAGCACGATAAGCTCGTGACAGTCCATACAAGGCGGCGATACCAATTGAGGCACCACACAGCCACTTCGCATATGTGTCACGATATTTCTTGATCATAGGTGCAATTTTGACATTTCTGTCTTTGAGTTCATCAAACAGATCCGCCTCTACACGTTTGTACAGATCCTTGCGAGATCGTGCATAGTGGAAAAAGGAGATGAAGCACAAAAAGACACCATTCAACTGAAAGAGAATCAATGAAGACAAACACAAGAAGATAAGCCAGTAAAACAATCGCCATGCCTCTTCAATGTGCATTTGGGTAAGTTGATCTTTGAAAATCCATCTGAAAACAGGAAGAGAATACTTATGATCAAGCCAGGATGTCGGTACGACCTTCACCCAGTCCCATGACTTCAGCAATTTAGTGCCAGAATCATAAATAATCTTGGCAGCATCTGCATCAGCTCTATCGCACAGTCTATCGACAATACTTTGAGGGTTGGTAACATTTCCCCACAACTTACGTAGGGCTGAAACCGATTCAAGCCCAAAGTGAGGTTCACATGGTTGGCA